TCGGCTCACTAAGTCCGTGTGAGTGCTTATCCAGTAGCACTCGCCCTCTCGATATAGGCTGTTCGGCGTCTCTGTCCGTCGTGTCACGCGTCTCTATCGGTGCGTAATCCGGCTGATTTCCTTTTTAGGTTACAGCGGGGAGCGACCCCGGTTGCGGCGTGCCTGCAAGCACCCGCTGAACTCTGCAAAGCCGTTGCAGCAGCTTCACAGGCGTTCGGAAACAGATTGTCCGTCTTTCCAGACTGTCAGAATATTATCGTCCTCGTTGGAGGCGTTGTGCTCCCTCCACCTCATGCAGTTTCGGGAACAGATCGCCTTGCACGTCGTCCATCATGCAAGGCTTGCAAAAGTCCGCCACGTTGCCCTTGGCTAAAAAGGTTCTGTACGTTACCCGTCCGACCTCACGCAGCCATCCGGGCATGTTTGCGGTGCCTGTTTCCCGTAGGCACCGCATTCCATTCTCATTGTAGCGTAAATGTTATTACTCCGTCACCCTCATGCAGGCTTTGGAGCATATCGGCGTGCCGCGCAAAAAGACACGCCGAAAGAATAGAAAGGATAATCAATGCCTTCGTTCCGCGAAAGGCGTTTTGCTCCTCTGCCCTCATGCAGACTTTGGAGCAGGTCAGCGGCAGGTCTCCCCACCGCTTTAAGTAGGTGTTTGGGGTTAAACAGAAAGGCTTGTCACCCGTCAGCCCTCACGCAGGCTTTCGGGCGTGTACCCGCCTTTCGGCGGGCTGAAAGCGGAGGAACGAAACTCCGTGATTCCGCCCTTTAGGGCTTTTATCACGATATCATTATACCACCATGTTTAGTATTATTGTGTATTGTGTTTTCCACAATGTTATGCACAGCCTGTGCGTATCCGCTCCACTGCCTGTAAAGCTCTTACATGCATTTCGCCCTTCACATGGGATTCGCTGTAATTCTGGTTACGCGCCACGTCCCTCCATTTGCATCCGTTTACATACCGGTCGGTTAGCAACGTCCTGAGTTCGTTGCTCGGAACTTTTGCAATCGTGCTGATAATCTCAGCCCGCACCAGAGCAAGCCGCTCCTGCTCTCGTTTGATTTGATTGTTCAACTCAATGTACGCATCCGCCTTATTCGCAGTAACATCACCGCCACCGCCCGGCGTTTCCTTAATAGTCGCCGTTGCACTCGTCGCTCGTGTCCATGCTTTTACACGAGCGTTTTCCAACGACGCAATGTTGTTCTCGATTCCTACGGCACGCAAAAGCCATTCTTTAGTCGTCGTGTGCCACTACCTCCTCCATGCTGTGCTGTGTATATCGCCTACGACGGCTGATTCTCGCCGCCTTGCGGACGCAACCCACACCCGGTTCACATCCGCGCGATTTCCCCGTGTCGATCAAATAATGACACGCCCATAGCTTAGAGCCTTGGCTCGTACCCAGTACTCGCCAGTATGCGCACCCAGCGCATTCGCTTTTCTTTTTCATGCTAATGCTATTCCATTCTCCCGCAGTTCTTCAATCAGATCGTCGATTTTAACGTATTTTCGGGCGATACTGTCTGCGAGGTAGTTTGTTTCGTCCCATATCCGCCGTAATCGGTCATAGTCGTACCCTTCTTTATCCCGTAGAACGCTAAACATAATTGCCCATGTAGACACAACCGCCGTGTTCGTTGCGTCGCGTTTGGCTTTTTCTATGTCGCCCTGCGTCGCCGGTATTCGGTATGGGTTGACTTTCTTTTTCTTCATTTCCGTACCTCCAAATCAAATAGCGATTGATTTCTTTCAGGTATTTTCGCATGTCCGGACTATACATCATCCGTCCAGCCACCTGTTTTCCAGTGCACAGAAACCATATACCGCGCCACCGGTCAAAGCAATCCATAATACACCGAACAAGATGATAGCAATATTACCTTGTCTTATAGCAAGGTTTACAATCGCCTGTGGTTCTGCGTCCGTATAAAACCTGTTGTTGTCTGCAATCATATGATCTTTGATTTGCGTATGTATACTGCCAACCATATTTGCGTCCACAACTTCGTAATAATGCCGCACAAGCCTGCTGTCATAGATTGTATCGCCCTGTTGGTGCGCTGTAACGGAAAACTTATCCGCCGGGAACGATACGCCCATGAATGTAAATGTTTCTGTGCTTTCTTCCTTCCGGTCAATCTCGTCCCACGTCCAATACACCTCGGTGCGGCTGTGCGTATGTCCCTTACCATCGGTATAGGTTACAACGCGCGTGTGCCGGGTGTATTGTTCTGTGATTTTGGTTAGGATTGCATATTTTCCGTCTAAATCGTCTGCCGAAACAGGCTGTTCCGCAACCAGTTTTCCGTAAGCAATCACATTTCCAAAGTCGGTATCCAACGCATACTTAAACTGCTGATCGTCTGTAATCTGCGTTGCTGTGGTAAATTTCTCGTTTGTCTCATCGATATGGTCACTGATTTTGCTACCGAGCAGAAATCCCAGTGCCACCATAACAAACACGATTGCAACGCTGAACGCAATCTCACGAGGCTTAATCTCCATCGCTGTCACCGAACAGGTTCTGCGGAGCATCTTCCGGTGCGTCGTAGTCCGCATAGGTCGTGTCGATTGCCTGATAGTTCATTACGCGCAGCAGGAAACCAGTTGGGAAAGACCGTACCAGTTTGTTGTATGTCCGTACCTGCTGATTATAGTTGTTGCGGTACTGCGCGATCTGGTTCTCGGTCAGCGCAAGCTCGGTCATGAGCTGCTTGTAATTTTCGTTTGCCTTGAGTTCCGGGTACTGCTCTGCAACAGCGTTCAACGCAACCTGCGCTTGTTCGACCTTGCCGGACGCGGCAGCAGTGCGAGCCTGCGTAATCTTTGTCAGTGTATCGCCCTCGTAATTCTGATAGGACTTTACTGCGTCCACCAGATTGTAAACGAGATCAACACGGCGTTTTTCCACCACCTGCACATCGGCTGCCGCCGAATTTACCTGTTCTTCTGCTGATACTGCGCGGTTATTAGCCGACACAAATGCAGCAGCAATCATGAGTACCAGTGCTGCCACGATAGACAGAACGATTAAAGCAATTTTTTTCATTTCATTCCTCTCTTTCCAACATATCAAGGTACTTTCTCGCCATCGCCGCCACCTGTATAGCCTCGCAAGCCGCAGCTTCGGCGTACTGCCCAACCAGTGCCACCTGCAGCGACGTTGGGATACCGTCACGGATACGGTGCCAGAGCTGCTTCATCGCCATCTCGATACTGTCGCATTCTTCCCGCAGTTCCTCGGCTTCCTCCGTAATGATTGCTCATCCCTCGTGCTCCGAGTGGAACTGCGGAAAACGCTCATTTGCGCTTTCCAGTTCCTTTTCAACGAGCATCTTTACGTCTTCACTTACTGCATTCATTATTTTCTTCCTTTCAAACACAAATCATCGGCGGGTGCGGAATCTCCGTATCTACCGGTCTCCACAGGTGCAGGCAGTACGGATGGTTATTGATGTACTCCGACTTAGGCGGGTGGAATTGCATAACGCGCTCGTCTTCGCCGAAAAACATATCCTTAATAGCACACATCTCGTCCCATGTCGGGCAGCACTTGCGCTGTGCAGAGCCGGGCGAAACGCTGACGTGCTCCCATCCCATGCTGTTGCTTGCAATCACGTGGAACGACTTGCCGCCGACATATACCTTGAAAACACCGTTTCCGCTGTCGCCGGTGCAGCCGTAAAACTCGCGTTCTCTGTCTTTCAGCCGGAACTTGTCCAGCTTGTGCAGGTCAATCATACAGGTTCACTCCCTCAATCTCCGCACGGATTTCCAGATCGTGCAGGTATTCGCCCATGTGACGTTTCTGCCGCTTTAACAGGTCGATGGAGCAGTTCGGCGTAAACTCGAGTACGCCCGCCTCGTACTTCGTCACAATCCGGTGCAGCTTTTCATAGCGTTCCTTGGTCTCGCGGTACTCGCGCTTCATGTGCTCCTGCCATGTGTTTGTATCGGGGTCAGGCTCGTTTGGTTCACTTCCCAGTTTCGTTTTTTCTTCAAGCGTTTTCATTAGATGCAAAGCATCGGCGCAAATCATACCGAACTCGCATCTATCCTCGTCGTTATCAAAGTCAAACAGTACCATATTGCGCGACATCAATTCCGCGCATTCAATCGCTCCATCAATCGTCATTTTTCATTCTCCTTTCTCTGCGTATCTGTTTTACTGCGTCATTAGTCATGCGATGTCACCGTAACCGGAACGATCATCTCTGGCAGGAAATTCACCTCGTAGTGGAACTTGTCCACGTAAGCTCCGCTGACGTCCTCCACAACGTAGATCGTCCAGTCGTTGAGGTACACAAGGTGTTTCTTGTAAACGCCCTGCCCGGTTTCGACAGTCACCTCCAGCTCGTTCTCGCTGTTGTTCGAGATGGCGAAGTTGCCGATCAGCTCAAACACCGGCTTGTCCGTACGCGCGTTGATGACTTCCAGACGGCGCGTGACGTTGAAATTGTCCGCCTCCTTCGAGATGTTGTACGCAACGCGCTCGCTCTCCCTGCAGGCCGACAGACTACACATCATAGCACCGCAGAGCAGTGCCGCCATGATTTTCTTTTTCATTTTTGTTCCTCCATGTATTTTCTCATAATTTGAACCGCCATGCGGCAGGCTTCCTCGCACGCAGCCATCATCTTCTCGTAGCCGT